AGCAAGATCACCAATAGTCTCATGAATAATTGCTTTGTTAATAACATCAGATGTACTGTAAGGACCGTACATGTATGTCTTAAGAGTGAAGTTAAGTGTATATGTAATCCACCTTCTGTTTAAGAAACTTTCATCCCACTCATCTTCGTAGTTAATATTATTTAAAACGATTGCTATATCTCTCTTCTCATTCATATCAGGAATCATATTCAATGTTATTGAAAATGATGGTTGGAAATAAGGAAGAATTGATTCTAGTATTTGTAGAGCATCATCTTGTGACTGTGCAATGATACCTAATTCAAATCCAAGATTATAAGGTACAGGTACATACTGAGTTTTTACTTCATCTTGATTATCATTAATAATAGTTTTGTACTTCTGTATAGGAGAAGTCTTTCTTTGAGGATCATAATCAATACTGTTCATCTCAAAGTAAAGACGAGGAACAGTAATAGAAACCTTACGTGTCGCAGACACCATCTGTTCTAAACGAACAAGAAACTTCTGTCTAGGACCATAAGCTAAAGGAACTTTACTCTCCTCAAGGACAGCTCCTGTGCTTGGATCTTTCTTCTTTATACTAATATTATTGAAGAGAGTACCAAAAGCAATAATTGATTTACGAGTTACCTCGTTATAAAAATGTGATCCTAACATCAGATACTACCTGTAAAATTACCATATTCACCGAATGGATTACCTTCTGTCCAATCAATAAGATTGTCAGCAGCATCCTCGATTTCTCTATTTGCATCATACTCACTGTTTGTATTTTGTAGAGTATCAAATGTAGATACCACCCAAACAGCACCACTACTATCTCCAGTTAAAGATTCATTAGCAGAGAAGGTTCCTTTTCTATTAATGACTTGAAGTATTCTTGTAGAATTATCCCAAGACTTAACTTCAGCTTCAACTCCAGTAGTTCCTCCAGTTACAGTTTCACCAACTGTAAAGTCTCCAGTTCCACCAACACCTAATGTTAATGCAATGGCACTAGAGTATATAGTTTCTATCTCATCAATTTCTGCAACACCAGTATTGATCTCGTCTGACTGACCAATGTATAGTTCAGCAGTTATAGAATAGAACTGAATCTTACCAAACTGATAGAATGGATTTTCTAATTGAACGTATTTAATTTCATACAAATCTTTTGTTAATGGGAAGTACAATAAGTCTCCCTCATTAGGTCTACCAGCAACTGTTAGGGTAGGAGTATTAGCTGCTACTGCCTCGTCCCAACGTCTAGTAGATACTTTAAAAATGATCTCATCACTTATTGATAAACCAAATTTACTAATGATCTCGTTGTTATCACCCCAACCTGCTACATTCTGTAACAACATCTCTACTTGAAATTCATCCTGATACTTAGAATAGATGACATCATCCAATGTATTATCTTTTAGAATAGTTCTAGGAAGATAATAGATATCAGTTCCAAACAGCTTGATCTGTTCGTCAGCCAGATCCTGATACAGGTTCTGTTCACCGACGTAACCAGAGTAATAAGTGGGGAAGTAAGGACTAGTAGGCATTTTATCCGATCATATCCATTGGTGGTATTGCATATTTGGAGAGAACTTCTCCTTCAATCATTCTGACAGCTGCTACACCATCTTCATATATTTCTCTACCATTGAGATTCATACCTCCTGGTAGTTGAACATTCTGATATTTAATTAAGTTCTGACCCCACTGCTTTTTCATTAGAGCAGTAGCATATCTCTTAACAAACATATCGTTATACATTTCAGTAGCATCAGTTGGATCAATCAAACGATGACACTCTATTAATAAGTTAGTTCCTACTTCTAAGAAATCCTTATCAATATCTAAGTATAAACGATCACGACGTTGTGTATATCTAAACTGTTGGAAGGAACCATTGTTCAAAACCATATCTAATGTTTCAAGATATTGTTTAGTCATAAAATAATTTAAGATATCTAATGATCCAAATGCGTATAAGTCATTTAAGAACATTCTATATTCAATACCAAATAAGTTAGAACGAATAGAGTTACCAACCAATCCATACACTTTACTAATACCAACTACATGAGCTGGTATGGGAATATAATTTGTATCTTCTGACCATGTAGTTGTTACAGCACCTTCTACTTTCGTAGTATCGGACTGTGCAGCAAGACGAGTTTTATCATCAGCAGTTATTGCATGGTACATATAGCACCGTTCCTGACCATTGTAGCAATTCTCATTAAAGAATTGAAATGTGTCATCAATAACGTTATTTACTTGCTCATCATCAATATTAACCTGCAACACAGGTTCACCCAATTGCCTCTTGCAGTACGTTATTAGTTCTGCTTTTGATGTAGGTGATGCCATTAGATACTAAAAATCCCTTCATACTATTTAGTAGAAGGGACTTTAAGACTATTCTGTTGGTGGATTTGCTATGTCTGGAGTGACTGCTGGAGTATCTTCTGGAGGTTTTTCTTCTAGTAATCCCAGTGTTTCTAGACCACCTGTTAATTTTAATTTATATTCTTTTGCCTTTGCGAGATTCTCTTCGAGTTCTCTTATCTGAACTTCTGTCTTTTCAATTTGTTCAGTAAAGTTTTGTTTTAGTTGTGCTGGATCCATATCTAATCAAGGAATGAAGTTATAGTTTATTACAAATCTAGGTTTCTGTGTAGGTTTACTACTTGCATGGAATGTTAATCCGTCAAATATAACACATCTACCTTTCTTTGGAGAGACAGTCTTATTTATACCGTACTCACCCATAGGATCTCCGTACCTCTTTTCACTGAAGTACGTATCTCCGTCACTGTCATTTACGTAGTATAAGCATACCATATGATCCTCTGGTATGTCAACATGCATCTGATCATATTCTTTGGTTCTATTACCAGGAGTTTGTAGGAAACACCTTGCTCGTATAACCTTAGATATACTTTGATCTGCATTGTGACATGCTTCAAATACTAATGGAAGGAACAAACCAGTATAGTCGCTAGTTGATTTACCATCCAACAAAAGCATATGAGAGAATCCTACTAATTGATCTGATCCATCTTCAACAAGGTTATCATGATACACCCATCTAAAATCAGTATCAAGTCTTAGAGTCTCTTCAATTAGATTTTGATAGTTTGGGTTAATACAGTCATCAATAATGTTCTTCATCAGGACCCTCTACATTCCAAGCAATATTTCCAGACACAGTTGTTCTCTCCTTATCAGTTGATCTGAATGGATATACAGCATGATTTGTTGTTGATGGGAACATAAGTATAGTTCCATTCCATGAATTATCTACTGGCAATACTTCCTTTTCTAATTGAAATGCTCCATCACTATAAAAATTCTTTCTCTCTTCCCAACCATATGGTATATCAACAAATATCACAAAACTAACAACACCAGAATGTACATGCATTGGATTGTATTCATTTTTCTTTTGATAGTTAACCCATAGATTGTGTAATTTCAAAAATCTAGTTATGTCTTTACAACTATTAAACTCCCATGGACATGTAGTATAAACATCATTCCATATTGGTTCAACTAGATTTAATAGATAAGGTTCTAATGTAGGACATTGATATTTCCATTCACCTAAACTAGATTGTTGGTTTAAAGCACCAGCCAATCTCTCATTCATATTCCATACTTCATCATGTCTTCTTATCTTTGTATATTCCAATAAAGGATGATATACATCTGGTGGCAATCTTGTCGCAATAAAATTCAAAGTCGATTGACTGTGAAGTTGACTATCACCATATTGTTTGATGCTATGGTTAGTATTTACTTGAGAAAAATTCATGAATATAAATCTGCACTTAATGAGTAACGTTTTTCATCTTCCGTTCCTTTACCTGCCATGTGTGGTAAGTTTGATGGAAATATAAACCATGTAAATAATTTCTTAGGTAGATGGTATGGATCATGATTTGGCATGGGGAACATAGCAGTTCCAGATGATCCAGGTAATTGTAAATACATTATACCAGATAAGGTATATGGATTCTCCAAATTATGAGCGTGCATATATGGTTCTTTAGTATTTCCTTTCCAGTCAACATATATCCACGAACTTATTTTATAATCAAATACATTCATATTCCAATATCTAGAACACGAATCATAATAAGATAATTTAAGTTTTTCAATAACTGGAATTTGATAATCCAGAAAGGTATCTTCAGTTTTTGCAACAATAGAATTATCTTGATACTCTGTATCATCAATAAAATTTATAAGAGTATCTATCTCATCATTATCTAATTGACAAGGATACTCTTTAATACCTAATACCATCGTCTTGATTGTTTGCTGTTAATGTGATCATGAATTTCAGGGATACAGAATGAAAATGCTACTGTAGTTCTATAACCATTACCAATTAAACTATTTGGTGAATGACCTTTGTGTTCCCAATTAGATGGAATGAATACACCAGTGTTAGGAATATACGGTGTGTAATGAAGTTTACCATCTGGACTCTTACATACAAACTCACCACCCCACTCATGATTCCACTGCATTTGGTTAAACAATATAAATGTCCATACCTCATCTAATGGATAATCTTTATGAAATAATGTATTCTGTCCAGGAGTTTGTCCATTCGCATGAATCTTACATAACTTCAATGGTTTTTTAAGATGCTTCATCATCTTTAATTTAATTGTAGTAGCACATTTTGCAAACATCAAATCTGTTCTTAAAGGATGTT